TACTATCTTCCTCGTCGGATATGGATGCGTACTTTTGCGAGTCCATTTGACTCTTGAATTGTTCAGCCCTTCGCTCCGTTTCCATTACAGAACCTTCATCACTACTATGGCTTCAGCTGACTTCTCACAGTTCGTTGTTACTACAGATTATTCTGTCTGTGAGACCTCACGGGATAAGTCATCAGTCTTTCCTCGTCTGCCTGCCTAATCTACCAGTATGAGTTACGTTTGCCTTTTGGACTTTGCGACACTATGCCCGCTCGTCCGTCATACTAGCCTTGGTATTAGGTTTCTGTTCGTCAGGCTACGATTTCGCTATCCCTTCTTCTCGCCTGCACCTCGCGATACAAACCTTGGGAGTCGCTATTAGGTTCGTCGGCAACTACGCCCTGTGTGGACTTTCACCACAGACTGACGGCATGCCCGTCATACATAAAAAGGCAAGTTCCCCCTCACAGGAAACCTGCCTTTCATTGTAGAATCCCATTTCCTCATCCAGCACCCTTCCCCTGAAAATCAAATAACCATCCTGATAAACAGTGATGATCGATTTCATTTTTTGGATCAGGTCATAATATGGATGTTCAGGGTAAATCGTAAAAACGAATGATCCTGTTTTGTTCAGTTCGATGTCTGCTTTTGCTCCATGAATTTTGATTGTTTTTAGGCTGTCGCTGTGTATCATGATCCCGTCACAATACACGTTAAACATTATAGCCTGCCTTCCTGATACTTGAATGTCACGTTGCCTGTGCCTGTGACATTCACTGAATTATTCCCCTGTTTCAATTCCAATTCGGGAATTGAAAATGTTCCTGCATTGACTGCTTTTGTGATTCCACCGAAAGAAAAGGTCATTGCTGCATCCGTTGTGATTTTCGGCACAACAGGCATTCTGCTGTTTGCAAGCACGATTTCCGCTGTGCCTGTGATCGCCTGCGTGACCGTTGTCGGCTGCAACTGCAACTTGTACGGTTCTGCATCAACTGTAATGCTTATCTTGCCGTAACCTTTTTCAGACTTCCATTCCTTGATATAAACCCTTCCGAAATAGTAATGATTCGGATCATCATCAAATATGATTTTCATTTTCTGCCCGTGAACGATATCCTGCACCTGTGAATACAGTGCAGCGAATCCATCATAATTGATATTCAACTTGACGAATTCCATTGATATGTTTCTGTTGCTGTATTTCACATCCCCAAAGGCTTCTGTGAAATCAAGTTCACCGTCTGCCCCTTCAATATCGATCTTGTATTCTTTCGGTGTCGGTGCTTCGATCGTCTTTGATTGCAGGATCAGCCCCCATTCATAGAATGAATGAAGGCTGTCAAATTTAACACCTTTCATTGCCTGCACCTCTTACAGCTTCTTTGTGTAATTCAGATTGATCCAGCCTTTGCCTGATTTCAGCTTGCCCCATTTACCATTTACATCAGTTATGGTATATATGCCCTTGTCTTTGATCGAGCCGACCACATCATAATTTGTGCCCGCACCTTTTCTGATGTTCAGTTCGTCTGCGGTGACTTTCACTTTAAAGCTGCTTTTCTTGTCAGTGCTGCTGGATGCAAGCCCTTTGTCTTTTACTCCCAGCGTTTTCAGAATTCCCCTTGCATACGCATAGCCGAATGCCCTTTGTTCTTTTTTTGTGTCAGCCTGTGCAGCGTCTTTTTTGTTGTCCACAAATACACCTTCACAGATCACAGCAGGGCAGTTCGTTTCCCTGATAAAAAAATAATAGTCCCCGTTGCTGCCCTTCTTCGTCTTCAGACCTCTGCTATTCTGCCCGATCTTCTTCACTTCTGTTTCGATGTTTTTCGCAAGCATTTTGCCTTTGCCACCGCTGATGGTATGATATACCTCGAATCCATCGCCACCGCCAGCATTGTTGTGGATGCTGACAGCAAGTTCAGGATCGAATGAATTGCAGGCTTTGATGATTCCTGCCGCTGTGGTGTCCTTGTCGCTCGTCCTTGACATTTTGACCTTCACACCATGTTCTTCAAGATAGTCACGACAAGCTAATGCCATGACCAAATTGACCTTCTTTTCTGTGATGTACTTCGCAGCTCCTGAATCTCTGCCGCCGTGTCCTGCATCTAAAAATACTTTGTGTGCCATTGTAAAGCCCCCTTATTTTTTCAGCTTCTTACACTTTTTCAGGCAGTCTTTGCCAAAATTCCCGTTAATCTTGAAGCCGAACTGTTTTTCAAGCTTCTTTACTGCTGCGGCTGTCTTTTCAAGATACTCACCATCTGCCTTCAGTTCTGAATCTATAGCCCAGTTCAGCAGTTTCTGAAGACGTTTGACCTGTAAGCCTTCATCACCTGTTCTAAAATATCCACGGTCAGGCAGAACAGGGAATGTGCCCGAATACTTCTTTTTTAGTCTGCATGTCCACAGGCACTTGATCAAACCTTTCATTTGTGTTTCATAACAATGCCATCCGTCATTGTTTCTACCACCTGAATCACGTGTATACAGATAATGCTTACCGTTGTTCTTTTTATACATAGTAGCTGGCACATAATGCCCGCCGCTTGTCCACGTCACACCGCCACGGCTGCCAGCACCAAAAAGAATGATTGCACGTCTGCCACCCTTGTCCATCTCCTTGAAAAATGAATCCATGTCACCATGTCTCTTAACTTCGAATCCGAAATGTTTCATGCAAGCATCAATGCCGCTCCACTTTGTACCAACACCGCCTGGAACATAGCCACCGTTAAGCATGAACTTTCTCGTTGTTTTCGGTGTGATGTTCTTATACTTTGGATTATTCACTATGATGGACGCACATGCTGTCGGACCGCATCCAGCCCCCGCCATTGTGCTGCGTGTATTCGGCGGATATGATAGCCCGCCCCATCTCGAGTCATACTGTCTGAAAGTCTTACTCATCGTCTTCACCTCCTGCTTCTACTTTGACATTATCCTGAAACTTGCCGTCTTCAACATACTGTGCGCCCTTTTCTTCATACTCAAAATCTGTCTTTTCGATGTACTGCTTGAACAACTGATGCAGCCCTGTTGACAGCAGCCCTGATAATGCACCGCCTATGATGATCTCTGTGCTGATCCCTTCCATGATGCAGGCAACCACTGCACCCAGCACTGTAAGCACTGTAGGGATGAACTTGTTGTCAGCAGGGATAAATTTCTTCATCAGATATCCCACGATCAGACAAGCAACAATGACATACCCGTTTACAGGTATTGCAGTAATAATTTCTGTCAAATTCATATTGACACCTTCCTTTCTTTATCAAAAAAGACAGCCGTTATTGGCTGCCTTTAATTTCATTAAATATCCCACCATCCCGTGATATAAATGACATTGCCCTTAGCAATATCCCCACCACGTGCAGTCAGAATTATTTTTCCATCGGTTCCCACGTATGCCTGCCCTACCACAGAACCGCCGTTATTAACTGCCAATGCATGCCTGCTGCTAGGTCTATACCCTTCAGGAACTGTCCAAAGCAGAATTGCAGTACCTGATGAATACGTTTTATTGTCTCTTGTTGCAACATACCCCCTGAAGTACACACGTTTTTCAGATTCGACATAATAGCATGTAACTGTAGAGTTTGACGGCACCATGTCTGTGTTGCGTGTCAATGATATTGCTGTTTTTGTAAAGCCTAGATTAGTTCTTGCGTCAGCGGCACTGCTAGCCCCTGTGCCGCCCTTTGCCACTGGACATATTGCACCATTAGCATTGCCCGTTGTTATGACTCCACCCATGTCTGTTGTATCCACCTGTGCTTTCAGCATGGATCCCGACCACCCCATATAGAGAGTATTAGACAGCTGATCTGTTCCACCGCCCTGCCTGACTGGTGTATACTCCAAAGTATCTTGCTTTCTTGACAATTTTTTATCAACTTCTGATTCTGTGTAATACTTATTATCGTGATTGTGTGTCCCGTTCATGTTCCACACAGAGAACAGCCTTTCAACAGCATTAAGGTTTATACCTGAAAGTTTGACCCTGTACAGCGGGAATTCATGGACAGGATCGCCATTCAGGATGTTGCCCGTTATCACTGTCGGATCGGCTGCCGTTCCTGTCGTTGGTGTGCCTTTGACTACCTTCAAAGTCATGCTTTCGATGCCGTCTGTTTCTTCATACCTGCATACGATCAGATCATTGCGGTTATAACCCGTTGCCCCGTTATCGACAGTCACCTCGTCATATGTACCGTGTGGGATTCTTGCATATCTGCCGTGTACCATCAGATCACCGCTTTTGATTCTGATCTTCGTTGCTGATATCACTTCATGTTCAAGCTGATTTCCCAACGGCAAAACGAACTGGCTTGTACCGAACAGCGTTGCAAGCAATGAGCCATCGTCTGCTGCTGTAACGTGTTCTGTGCCTGTGGCACCTGTTATGATTTTCATACTTATTCGCCCCCTATGCTGTATTCAATGTTTACTACATCGTTTTGAATTTTGACAATCATGTTTGTGATCTTTTCACACAGCTCTATGCCTGTTACATCATCGATGCCACCTACAACGTCACCTATATCTGCTTCAAAATCATCAAGCATGACTTGCTGGCTTTCAGTATTTGCAAGGTCAGCCAGCTTGTCGATTCCACCCGCAACGAGTTCTGCATAATTGTCATTTACGATTTCATAAAAAGAACCAGCTTCCCACGTTGGTGCTGATTCCTCACATATGTAATATTTATTTGCAGCCCATGTCGGTGCCCCTGATTTTTCTACTTTCTTCCTGTGATATCCTTTTCTGAAAGCAGGCACTTTTGTTTTCGTATACTTTGTGTAATACTTGTTTTTCTTCCATTTTGGTGCTTTGTTCTTTTTCTTTCCGACACCCTTCACGCTGGTATACTGCTTCTTTTTTGTCTTCTTGTCTTTTGTTATTACATAATAGCTGCCGTAATTCTTCGCCCAGTCTGACGGTCTCCTTGTTTCTTTTCTGTATATTGTATAACTTACACCTGAAACTGAAGGATACGTGATCTGAACACCATCATCGAATCTGTAGTGATATTTGCTGTAATTCTTTCGCCAGTCTGACGGCTTCTTGCTCAATGTGGGATATGTCGTGCTCAGTATGACTGAAGCAACGGCTTTGTAACTTGACCCGTCCTTCTGAAAATAGGTCTGGTATTTCTTTGCCCAGTCTGACGGCTTGCTTGCCAACATCGTATAAACGGTTTCAGAATCTACGCTTTTATAACTCCCTTTTTCATCGTCCAGTATGAAATAACTGCCGTAATTCTTTGCCCAGTCTGACGGTATTTCATCCAACATTAGATAGTTCTGCGTCAGCCCTGCATTCGATAGGTCATATACTTCAGCAATTTCATCAAGCCCCACCATGACTTGCTGTGACTTGTCAAGGATGTAGTCTGAATCCTGTAACGGGAATTCAGTTTCAGAATATGGCTGCAATGCTCCGTATTCATCTGTGAAAAGATGTATTACATATCTTTCTTTCAATTCTCCCTGTCCGAGACAGATCAGGTGATTCACACCGCCTTTATTCGATGATATTTTAAAATTGACCGTGTTTTCTTTACAGTACATCAGATAGTCGCTGTAATCGTCTATGAGATCAACCCCAACATGGCATTTTCCATCAACAGCATTGTACTTCAGGATCAACTTGCAATTCACAGTGTCCAGCATCTTGATAATGCCCGAATACAGATCAGTGTATCTTTCAAACTGATACTGATTGATTTCAATTTCCGTTTCATCCGCAACAAACAGATCAGACAGACCAGCTTGCAGCAGTAATTCATCGATAACATCCGCCGCATTTCCATCAACGTCCATGTAATCCTCACCACTTTCAGGCTCGACCACTCTTGTTGCCATGATGCCCCTGAAATTCCGTCCTGTATACACAATTTCATCTGATTCAGTATCATGTGACACCTTGTCGATGATCCCGCCGTATTCAGTGCCGTCTATATACCACCAGTATTTTTCCTGTAATATATTCTTGTTGTCAGTCAGTGTCTTGATTTCAAAATCCTTCTGATCCGCAAGATCAATATCAACTGCATATTCGCTCAACACACCGAGTTCAAATCTTGTCTGATCTAAAAAAATCAAATCCATTTTGGTTCACTTCTTTCTTCATATAGCGTGACAGAAAAACTGAAACTTCCATCCCATGAAACATTGTTGTTGCCTTCAGGTACCTTTGCAAAAAGATCATATTCTTTATTCCGATACCCGAACACGGATGATTTGTTTCCTGCAATGTCACACAGCGTTGCTTCTCGATTTAGCCCGTCTATGATCAGATATTCACCCTGATCAACTGTCAATTCAAATTCATATCGATTCAAGCCTATCCTTACTGATGGATTTTCAGCACGCCCATTTATGACGATCACAACAGCTGCTTCTGATATCGATCCATTTGTGATGATCGTGTTGCTGCTGTCTTCGACCATATAATCATACGGGTACCCATACGGCGGTGATTTAAATTTACCGTCCACTGCCGACCCGCCCGTATCTGTTGTTGCGCTCAGGAATTCAGATTCAATTTCCTTCAGCCATACAGATTTTTCAGCACAAAATGTCAGCGTGATGTTTGCTGTGCAGGAATTTTCCAAGAATGACGATTGATCAGCTGCTATGAAATACCCGTTGATATAGTAATCGCCAATATACAGCTTCCCTTTTTCTTTTTTTATGACATCATAGTCTATAACATCATGAAGACGGTTCTTTGCTGCCGTGCAGGCTTCGCCATCATCTGCAACGATCACAACAGGCAGCTGCCGTTCTGACAGCCCCCTGTTGAATCTTGCAATCCTGTTATAACTCTGGTACTGTTCATAACTCCATGAATACTTTCTGATGTCGCTGTATTTTATGAAATACGGCTTTTTGCCGAATTCAATGACCTGTCCTTTGCTGTTGACATATTTCATTTTATCTAGCATACTGCCGCACCATCCTTCCAAGTTCTCTATCATTCCACAGTATCTTTTGATTTGCCATCATTTGCAGGATGGCATCCAATAACTGATTTGTTCGTCTGTTGCTCTCAATCATTTCCTTCAGCAGTTCATCCTGTCCCAGCTGTCCAGCATTGCCAGCTGCCACCGCTTCGCTGACATACTTCTTCAGCGTATCGATCGGTGCAACGGCTTCCGCTCCTGCTTCGCCGACACCTTGCAGCCCCAGCCTTGTGTCAAAGATTGTCGGCTGCTTGAATATTGCACCGAGTTTATGCCAAGACACACTGAATGACGGTTTCACACCTTTGCCGCCGATACCCCACGGTGCTTTGCCGCCGCTGACATGTATGTCTGGAACACTTATGTTCAACTTAGGTTTTATGCTGCTGAACAGTGACTGTATTCTGTTCAGCGCTGCCCTCAGCTTTTCCCTCGCCGCTTCTATTGGTGCAACCATCTTTTCTTTTGCACTGGTAAACTGTGATCTAACCCTTGAAACCAGCGAACTGAAGTTGAATACCGATTTTATAGCAGACACCTTGCTGCGTATGTTCGACTTCGCCGCTTCAATAGGCTGTAAGATTTTGCTTTTTATGCTATTCCACTGCGTCCCTGCTGCTGTCTTCATGTTTTTCCATGCAGTCAATGCATCGGTTTTCACTGCTTCCCATATAGCCTGAAGTCCTGTCACAAGCCCGTCCCATAATGCCTGTATTATCGGCGGGATAGCCTGTACAATTGCCGTTGCAATCTGCGGCAGTGCATAAACCATTGCCATGAACAGCTGAACAGATGCTTGCTGTAATGCAGGCATAAGTGTCGGCAGCATACCCGTAACAGCGTCAATGATCTGCGGTATCGCCTGCACAAGTGCCGTGATAACCTGCGGCAATGCCTGAACAAATGCCATGAACAGCTGAACAGCTCCCTGTAATAAAGCAGGTATCAGTGTTGGTAAAACTCCAACTATAGCTGTTATGATCTGTGGTATCGCCTGTACAAGTGCGTTTATGATTGTCGGTATCGCTTCAACCAATGCCATGAACAGTGTTATTGCAGCTTGCAGCAATGCAGGTATCAGTGTCGGTAAAATTCCGATGATCGTCTGTAATGCCTGCAAAAGTGCATCCATCAATACAGGTATGATTGTTGTCAGCGAATCAACAAGCGATGTGAAAAGCTCAATGCCAGCATTGACAAGTGCAGGTATCACTGTCGGCAATACACTGACAACTGAATTCAGAACGCTTGTGAATGCCCCTGACAAGTTGTCAACTACAGCAGGCATTGCATTTGCAAAGCTTGTGATCATACTGGCTGCCTTTTCTGCAAAACCTGTGATCTTTGCTGCAACTTCATCCGCTGATGCCCCTGTGGTCAGCATGTATGCTGCCAGTGCAATGATCGGTGCAGCAAGTCCCAGTGTTGCAATAATTGCGACCTTGTGGGCTGCTGCGAATGCAAGCACCTTTGCCGCTGCCGATGATGCAGCTGTACCGACTCTTGACTTTGCCACAGCATTGACAATATTCGCCGCTGTATCTTTGATTGATGCCGCTGTACTTTTCAGCGTACTTGTTGTAAATGTGTTTATTTTTGTCGCAAGACCTCCCACAATCGCCTGCTGTCGTGTCAGGTTTCCATTTGCCACACCAGCCGCAAGCGATGCCCCTTCTGTAGCTGCTTTGTAATTCTTCACAGCCGCCATGCACCCCAAAAAGGCGGTGTTCAGTCTGCTTGTCGTTGATACTACTTTGCCGATAGTAACCATCATTTTGCCGAACACTGTCAGCACAGGTGCTGCGGCAGCTGCCAGTGCAACCAGAGTGACAATGACTTTCTTCTGTCCCTCGCTCATCTTTGAAAAACTCTGAATCGTCTCTGTTGTTTTCTGTGCAAAAGTTGTCACTGTCGGCAGAATCGTTTCACCTATTGATGCCGCAAGTTGCTTCAGTGCTTCTTTCAGATTTCCAACAATGTTTTCCCATCCGTCTGACTCTCTTGCCGCCTGTCCCATAGCACCTGACAGCTTGTTCGCATCTTCGACCATCTGAAGCAATGTCAGCTGTTTCTGTGCTTCGGACAGCTCCATGTATGATTTGCCATATAATTTATTAGCCGCTGCATTTCTTGTGGTTTCTGTACAAGAAAGACCAAGTGCAGCATCATTTTCAAAATTACCTTTCAGGAATGACTGCAAGCTTTCCGTTGTCTCATCCAGTGATCTGTCATAGTATGCAGCACTGTCAGCCGCCACCTGCAACGATCTTTCCATCATACTCAGTGCCTGTGGTGTGTCCATGCCTGTTGTCTTTGCGAATGCATACAGTTTTGTGCCGACACCTTTCAGCCGTGTTTCTATGATTCCGCTGGAATCTGCCACACGCTGCATGGCTGCCGATGCTTTACCTTCAACCCCTGCAAAGGTCTGTTCAAACTGTGCATTCATTGCTTTTACATCAGCGGCAGACTTTACCATAACACCCAGCAACCCCGTTGCCCCTGCTGATATGGCGGTCATTTTCTGACTTAAAGCCAGCGACTTTTCACCGATTGAAGTGAATGCGTTCCCGATTTTCTGACCCGATCCGTGTGCTTTTTGTGTAGTTTCATCAATAGCCTGATTGGCTGCTGAATTCTCTACTGCAATTGTTCCTAACAAACGGAATAATTCCATCTTATAGAATCACCCCTTTCTGTGTGTATTGCTTACAAATAAACACACGGATGCATTGCCGTGTGTTTATCGTGTGTTTCCTCTTGTTGTGTGTTTCAATATATCAGCCAGTCTGCTGTCCATTTCAGGTGCCAGCTGACCAGCCAAAATGCCTGTATCAAGCATTATTTTGTATTCAGAAGGGAAATAGTCCTGCATAAACAAAATAAGCCTTGAAACCTGTGTTTCAAAAGCTGAAATCATGTCCTGATTCCGTCTGTTGACAGAATCATCAATATATGCTTGCAGTGTGCTGATCGGTGTTATTGCTTCTGCTCCCGCTTCACCAACTCCCTGCAAACCTTCTGCTGTATTGAATATTGTCGGCTTGTCAAATATTCCACCTGCGGCATTCCATTTCACATCAAAGCTTGGCAGCTTTCCTTTGCCTGCTATACCGAATGGTGCTTTGCCGCCTGATACACTGATCTTTGGTATCTTCAAGCCGCTGAATATCTTTCCAATCTTCAGCGGGAAAAAGCCCTTGACCTTATCCACAAAGCCCTTGACCTTATCCCTTGCAGCATCCATCTTGTCTGTGACAGCCTGCTTGATGCTGTCAAAGTTCGCCTTGACCTTTGCCACAGCCGCCTTCAGATCGCCAAACTTCGATTTGATCCCCTTGACCGCCGATGCTGTAGCAGACTTGATTTTCTCCCACATTTTCAGCCAGAAATTGCGGAATCCTTCATTGTTCTTCCACAGATAAATGAAAGCCGCCACAAGCCCTATAATCAGCGATACAATCAATCCGATGACATTTGCCCGCATTGCTGCATTCAAAAGTTTTACAGCCGTTGTGACAAGCTTCAGGGCATTTGCTGCCTTGCTCATGATAGCCGACCATTTCAAGACAAGAACAAACCCTGATACTGTCACCGTTGCCGCAAGGATGCCTGCCGCCCATGCCTGCACTGTGCTTTTGTTCTGCTTGAACCATTTAATCATGTCTTTGACTTTGACAATCATCTTTTCCAGCTTTGGGATCGCAACTGCTGCCAGATCAGCGATCTTGTTCTTGATTGCCGTCATGATCGGTTCACCGACCGCCCCAAGCTTTGCCATTGCATCCTTCAGCCTTCCGTTGGCTTTCTCTGCTTCAATCAGTTCCTTGTTGTTCTTCTTGTAGTTGTCAGCTGCTTCACTATATAGACCGTTCAGCGTGGATGTGATCAGCTTCTGCCGTTCCTGCTCTGTTGTGCAGCTGTCCAGTTTCGCCTGAAACTCATCCTCATTGACCCCTGCCCAGTTCAGTGCATCCGCAAGGACCCCTGTCAACTGTCCCGTCTTTGCTGTTTCGTTCGCCGCTTCTGTCAATCCTTCGATCGGCAGGCTGTCCCCGAATGTAGCAAAAACACCTGTGCAGATATCTGTCCATGTGTTCAGGTCTTTCTGATTGTCCGTCAGCTTTGCAAGATGATTTGCCGCTTCGACCGCCACATCAGAATCACCAAGCACTGAATTAAGCGTGTTGTATGTGTCCTTTGCTGTCGTGGCACTATGCCCTGATGTTGTAAATGCCGTTTCCAGCTTACCCATTGACACCCTGTATTCTCTTGTGCCTTCGATTGCTGCGATCCATGCACCCCCGAGTGCAGTTCCAGCACCAACAATAGCTTTTGCCCCTGTTACCGCTGCGCTGCCTATCTTCTTGAATGCACCTGATGTTTTGCCTTCTGATTCCTTCGCTTTTTTACTTGTTTCATCTATGGATTCATTTGCTTTCGTGTTGTCAATGGATATCGTCCCCAGTAATTTGAACAATTCCATTGATTTTCACCTTTAATCCAAATTGAATTTTTCCAATATATCCATTGAATTTTTTACCGTTGTTTCAACCTGTTTCATGTCAGCTTCTTCAAGCTGTGCGGGTTCTTCCACTTCATTCAGGAATTCTGCATATGACTTGTCAAAAACTCTGTGCAGATACAGTTCCCACTGCACCTTTTCTTTCGTTTCTTCGTTTCTTATGTCAATGAATTCTCCGATGAATTCATACAGTCTGCCCGTCTGAAGCATCTGATCCAGCAACATCATGGGATCGCTGTATCTCTGATACAGCATATCCCACATTCTGATGTCACCTATTTGAACAATTTTGAAACAACCCCAATAAAATCCTTGAATTCATCCTTCTTCACCACATCAATGATGATCTGGAAGAATGTATTCATTGGCAATGTTTCCACGTCCTTTGCAGGGATCCCCGAAAGACTGGAAATGAATGCATACACATCCTTTTCACATTTCGGCAGATTGTTCATCACGATCCCCGCAATTTCAAAGAACATTTCGACACCTACAGCAGATGCGACATCCTTTTCATCGCCGTTCAGATCAGATGTGATCGAATTGATGAAATCAGCACTAAATGCATACTTGAATTCTTCAATCCCGATTGCTCCGATGATCTTCGACATAAGAAAAACGTCCTTTGCCTGTAAGTTTCTCAATGTGTACTCTTTAAAGTTATGAAATATTTTCCCTTCAGCAGCTGCCATCATTGGTACTGCCTGCATGTTTGTTGTTTCGCTCATTGTTCAAAATCCTTTCCTGTTATTCCTTCGTTTCTCTGACGGTCACTGCCTTGAATTCCTCAACGACACCAGCCGCCTGAAGTTCCTTGAATCGCTGTGGTGTCACCTTTATGATGTCACCTACGCTATAGCCAACATCGGGCTTGTATTTGTCCCTGAAGCCCGATGTTACTTTTGCAGCTATTTTCTTAGCAGTCATGCTACCACCTCATTACTGCGTTGCTTTTGCAACATAGATGTGATACGGCAGCGTGTCCGTCTGTCCTTCTGCTAAATCTGCATAGCATTCGAATGTGGCAGGCAGCACAGCCGCTTCTTTGTTCTTGCCCTCTGCTTCCATTCCTGATGTGCACAGTGCATAGTCAAAAATGACAATGATCGGTGTACCGTCCGTCATAAAACCCACATAACCAAAGTTTTCAATATAGCTGTTGTCTGTGATGTGTGCGTCAGACTCGATCACATCGAACCTGCTATCAGCCGATGTGCCATCTTTACCGATAACGATTGACTTGATCCAGTCTTTTGTCAGTTCCACCATGTTTGTTTCTATAGTGGCTGTTTCTCCTGTTTTTACAGCAAGACCCTTTGCCTTTACCAGCACACCATCAACTTCTATGTCCAGCAGTTCAGGTGTGATTGTCAGCTTTGTTCCGCCTGATGTGGCACCGATGATGGTTCCACTCCACTTATTAGTTGCAGAATCTGCATTGTACGTCAGATTCTTGTACAGCGTCCCTGCACCCAGCATGATTGACTTCGGTGTGTTCGCCGTTACTCCACTGACTTTGAATTCGCTCCAATCTGCCATAATCAGATCACCTTCCATTCCTTGATTGTTAAATTTACCTGTATCTTCTTCAGTTCTGCATCCCCTGTAGGCAGATTTGCCAGCGTTGATGCATAAAAAATAGCCACCACTGAATCATCAGTGCTGACCCTATATCCCGATATGGGATTGAATATCTTTTCTATTTTCTTCTTTGCTGCTTCAAGATCGCCATAGCCGCCCCGTGTGAATCCTGTCAGTATGAATGACGTTTCCTGCATCCCATCTTCGTTCAGCGGTTCAAACTCCTGATATTCGCCTGTGAAATACGGATATACAGGATCAGCCGTCCATTCCTGAAATTCATAATTCAGATCGATTGCAGCCATGCCCTGTTTCACAGCCTTCAATACCGCTTCACTCATTTCATCTTACCGCCAATCACCTGCTCAGCACGTTTGATCAGTTTCGTTTTCAGTGCCGTGTATGCACTGTAAAAGCCCCTTTGTGGTGTTTTGCCCCGTGTGAAATGCCATTTGCCTTTGTCGTCTTCGTACTTCCAGCCGCCTTTTCTGCCGTTACCCTGAAGTGCATACTCACCTGTTCCGAATTCTTCCCATATGGCATTTTCAAGCGGGCTGCCTATAGTGGCACTTTTGCCGCCTTCATCCACTTTGTAGTCCCACGATCCTTTCAAGTCTCCTGTATCAACACGGGAATTCCTCGCCGCCTGTGATTTTACTTCACCAGCAGCTTCATTCAGGTATGCGATCACACCATCGTCAAGGGCTGATTTGACATTCATGCTGTTATCTTCAAACTTTACCGTCATGTCACTGACCCCCTGTGTATTTCAGATAGATTTCCAGCTGCTTATGCATCCCCATCGGATCATCAATCAGCATTACATCATACAGCTTGCCACTGATCACCATTCTGCTGTTTTCAGCCGTGATCCTGCTGTCAATCTGCACATAATCGGCAACGAACACATGAGTTGATTCCTGAATCTTCGCATTGTAATTGATATACTTGCTGTCACCCGCCTGAAGATCAAGCCAGCCTGTGACAGTCTGTGCATCTTCCCATGTTTTGACCCGTTCGCCGATGTCATTGAATTCGGTGCCGCTTCTGATCTGAATGATGCCCTGTATATTGCCGCCTATCATATCAGCACCGTGCCTTTCTGTACGGTTTCAGGAAGCCTGTCAGCGATTTTGGATATCCCATGATGGAATTGTCTCCGTCAAGGTTAAAATACGTTACAGAGTGCCGTGAAATGGTTTCTGACTGCACTCCCACCTTGTCACCGTTCTCCAAGTCCCACTGGATCAGCCTTGCCGCTCCCAGTTTCACATCAGCTGGATATGATACCTTTGTCACAAGCACGTCATTTTCATCATGCAGCGATTCTGCCACTTTGAATGTTGCGTCCGTGGCTTCTGTCACTACATACAACCCGTTGTTGAACTGCGACTGACTGACCTGAATCGTGTCACCTACATCGAACGGCTGCAATGCTTCCGCTATGAATAGGCTGCCTCTAGCATCCGCATCAGTTCTGTACCCTGTATTTTGAAAAGTGTTGTTCGTATATCCTCTGATTGCCAGTTCCAACGCTTGCAGCATTGCTTCAAGCACTGTGTCAGGCTTATCCGTTGTGATATACTGCTTTAATTCTTCCACTGCCATCAACATGTGATCACCGCCTTACTTCTTTGCAGTGCTTTTTCTTGTTGTCTTCTTTGCAGCGGGCTTTTCTGCCCCTCCTATGCTGTCAAGGCACTGGCACTGTGCTTTGATTTCCAGTTCGGAAAACACTTCAACAGGTTCATCCGTGATTTCCACTTCTTCCTGCGATGGTGTGAATCCCTTTTCATCGAATCTGCACTTGTAAGCCTTGCCCTCAGCATAAAGATAGGGCAGACCATCGATTATGATAAAAAACATAGCCTGCCCGTCCTTTCTCTTAGCCGTTAGACTTGATCAGTCCGATCTTCACGTTTTTGTGATTGAACTTCAGTGCCCAGTTCGCAGCTGTACCCAGTTCAGTTTTTGTCGGTGACTCATTATCGATAGAATCAACCGCCAGTGAAAGACCGTTCGGATGCAGCACTTTACCCTGCTTTGTGTAGAACTTATCAGTACCAGCAGCAGTTTCAGGATCATATTCTGTCGTGTACTGCTTCTCATAGTTGTTCTTATCGCATGACAGGAATGCACCTTCTCCAAACAGGTATGTCTTATAGACAGGGAATCCTGTTGTGCTGTTATCCAGCGTGTAGTAATCCGTTACAAGAACGTGCTTGCCGTTGATAGTAGGCAGCTGGATGTCCTGCTTGATGGCTCCCTGTGTCACGTACTTGTCATACTCCACAAGTCCCATCTTCTGATATGCTGCGTATATTTTTGAGTGCATCACAGCAAGCCCGAGCCCGCCTGCCATATCGCCCAGTGCAGCCTGTTCAGCATCGATCATTGTCGTTTCAGTGATCTTGTTCGCATCACCGATAGTTCCTGTTGTGACTGAAAGATTTGTCACATGAGAAGACAGGGCAGTTACACCCATAACTGCATCAGCGATGTTCATCATCTCATCTTCCCACACCTGCGTCCAATATCCTGTGATCTTGTTCTTGATGTGAGTCATAGGATCAGCCCCTGTCAGTTCCTTTGTGAAGTCCTTCGCCTTGAAAGCCTTCATTCTCTGAATCATCATTGCAGTCTGCTTGCTGCCGCTGATTTCCTGTGGTGTGTTATCAGTCAGACCGTCATTGTTCAGTGCTCCCATGTTCGGGTCATGGATATTGAGCGGTGTATAGATCGGCAGTGTTGCCACGTTACCCTGTGCACCGATTGCATCCATGATGGATGCATCCTGTCTTATGATCCCTGAAGCGATCACGGGATTTTTCCAGTAATCCGCTTCGTTCATCATGTCTGTGAAGACTTCTTCATCAAAGTAAAAGCCCCCGAATAATCCTGTTCTTGCCATTATTTAATCATCCTTTCTTTTTAGCCCTTAAGCTGCTGATACAGCTTTTCATTCTCTTTCTTTAAGGCAACTCTTTCCTCATAGGTCATAGCTTTGAACTGTTCTTTTGTCACAGTCTTGTCACCGCCGCCCTTCGGCAGACCGCCCTTTTCAATCGGTTCGAACCCGCCTTTGCCGTCAGCTTCAAACATTGTCGGAAACTGTGTTTTCAGCCCTTCAAGCTGTGAATCCCAGCCCTTGATGTTGTCGTTATCATCAAGTTCAAGCTTTTCGCCCTTCTCCTTCAGCTTTTCATTCAGCTTGTATGTCAGATAGTCAACATCGGCTGCATTCGCTTCAAGCAGTGCTACCTTGATAGCCGACTTCATCTTTGTTTCCGCAAGCTGAGACTGAAGATCGGCAACCTGTCCTTCATATGCTGTGATCTTGCCCTGCATGTCCTCATTGCCCTTGCTGTCTTTCTTCAGCTGTGCGATCAGATCATTTGCAGATGTCAGTTCTGTCTCTTTGCCAGTCAGCTGCTCCTGAAGTGCATCATATTTGCCCTTGCCGATATACTCGCCGCTGCCGAGATTGCCCAGTTTGATCTGCTGATCCTTGTTTTCCTCGTTGCCGTTGTGTGCATCAATGGCTTTCTTCACCTGTGCAAACAGTTCATCGCCTAAAATCGCCTTTAAAAAATCCATATTCTTTCCTTTCCTTTTGCATTGTTTTTAATCGTGGTATCTCCACCGCAAAGCCCAGTTTTAATGCCATATGACAGGGCACATTGAATGGTTTAAGCCACATTCAGGGCATTAAAAAAACCGCATCGAATGATACGGTTTTAAACGTATTTAGTTGATGCATTGCCTTTCTCACATACTCCAAAAAGTATAAGCTTTCATTGTCAATCCTAAAATCCAAAGGGCTTGTTTAATATCATCTCGCCCATGTCAGCGTGATGATATTAATCCCATATGCCTTCTTTTGGCAGAAGTTCAAAAACATCATAAAAGTTCGGTATTTCCTCGATGTTCTTACCTGCCTTAAGTGCTTCAAGCACCTGTATTTTTTCATCAAGCATCTTGTCGCTGTCAGTGTCAAAGTATTTCATGATCATCGGCACTTCATTCAGATACGGGTACAGTTCATTGATTTTCATGTGTTTTTCAATCATCATTTTTTCTTTTTCAGTCATTCATCACACCTTCTTTGCCATTTCTTCAAGCATTTCATCCAATGCTTTTACAAGATCAGGTTTATCTTTTTTGAGCATATCAATCAGATCAGGTCTTGTGACGCTCAGTGAACCATAATTTGCCACGATTTCATTGATCACTTTGCCTGTTTTTCTGTAGTAACTTCCACCGTGTCCATACCTCACAACACCGCTGTCCCTGTAGTATCCGCCTGATAATGCATCATAGATATCTTCAAGCTGACATATTCCGCCGCCAAGTGCATTTCGTTGTTCATAGTCTACAGTTTCTTCGTATTTCTTCTTGATTTTATTATATTCTTTTTTGTATGTTTTATAGTCAGCACCAGCACCAAATGTCCCATTCGGCAGGTATCTTGCCACAATTTCATCATGTTCATTGTTAAATACCTGCTTGGCTTTTTTTTCGATAGCCTTATATTCTGCACGGGCATTGTCAAACAATTTCTTGATGTCTTCGCCAATGCTGCTTGACGTATTTTTCAATGCCTTTTGCAATGGTTCAAACGCTTCACCATAATATGCCCCTGCTTTTGTAGGATCATTTTTTAGTAGCATATCAATTAGATGCATCTGTTCGTGCAACGTTGTTTGAGCCTGCCCCGTCAGATTTTTCCCTGATAGCTTCGGAATTGTCAACTTAACTTCTAATATTTGCCCTGTCGCTGGATTGTATGTATACGACACAGCATGATTTTTCCCGTGCGATATGGAAAACTTGATTCCGTTTGCACTGAAGTTTTCTATCTTGCCTATGCTGTTATACAGCTTTAATGCCGTTTGATTTGCGTCCTGCAATCCATTCACGTAATCCACAAGCATCTGTGTGTTCTTCGCTTCTGACGCTCTTGAAGTGAATGCATCTGAATAGTTGTTAACATCCAACTGTATTTTACCACTAGCTGCATTGCCTGTGGTCGCTTTTGATGCTACTTTTTTGTTTTTTGTTGCTGTCGCTTTTGCCGCTGCTTTTGTGGCTTTTGTTGTTTTCAAATATTTCTTCTTGTAATCATCAAAATCCTTCGTCTTGTCCAGCCCGTAATAAGCGGCTCTTTCCTTCAGCTTGTTCAATTCTTCTTCATCCAGCGCCCACTTTGCACGCTGAAGCAATGCACAGCGGCAGTTTACATCTTCTGAAGCCCTGCCGAACCCTGAAGGATGCATCACTTTCATGCCGTCCACTTCAAACGGTTCATCAAGTTCCCTGATCTGACCGTCAAGTATCCTGTGATGTGGTCTTGTCCTGCCGTCAAGTGCAGAATCCCATTGTTTGACTACATCAGCACCCGCATCCTTTGCAGCGTGTTGTGCATCAACAGCAGATTCGATCTGTATTCTGTGCCCCTCAGTCCGTGCGATCCGCATTGATCTGTTGAATCCCACATTTGAATCAGCTGCAATGTTACGTGCTATGACCCTGTAATCCGATGCTGTTGCAATGCCCCGTGAAATGTTGTTTGCGATCCGCTTTTTCAGCAGGTTCAGATCAACACCCAGTCGCTTATACAGTGTTGTGCTCAGCTTTGTGTTGTGTGTCATTGCCTTCGTGATCTTCTTCTGATCGATAGGCATTATCAACGGTATGCCCTGCCCTGCTATGTCGTACATCGTGCCGATGTATCCCGTCTCATAGCAGCCTTTTAGGTATTCATTGATACTTTTATACTGCCCGCTGTTCAAACTCGCTGTAAAGCTGTCTATTTGCTTCTGAAGGGATTCCTGAAACTGCCGTTGATATATCTGCGATTGCAGGATCGACTTCTGTTCATCATCAAGATTATCAAATTCAGACAGCAGAAAATTGATCTTGCCGTCTGATATCCTGATCTTCTTCTGAATATCCTCTGATGCCTTGTTGTAGATAGCTTTCAGGTGTTTCAGTTCCTTTTCTTCTGCGGATAGCTTTGCAGCTTCCACCTCTTTTTGTCTTTTATTCAATCACACCACCACCGCCAACAGGTTCAGGCTCTATGCCTTCCAGTTCTCCCTGTGCTGCCGCAAGCTGATTGCCTGCATCGTCAGGATCAGGCAGCTTGTTCTTGATTTCTTCATAGTCGATATCAAGAATTTCACAGATATTCTGCATCAGCGTTTCATTGTCAAAATATGTTGCCAGCCCCAGCAGCGTGTTGATCCTTGTCTGCTGTTCCTGTGCTTCTGTCAGTTCTATCTGTGCGTTCTCCTGCGCATTCGACATGATTTCAGGATTGAAGCTGAAATATACCTGCGTGTGCTGGTAGTCAGTGCCTTCCTGACTGTTTATTTCAGCGATAACAGGCTTCAGGATGCATCTGAGAAACTTTTTCAGTTCGCCGATCATCTTTGTGCATCGCATTTCCAACAGAGAATATGCCGCTTTTATTGCGATGTTCGTTGTTGCCGATGTATCTTTCAGCCCTGCTGTGTTCAGTCCCATGCCGAACCTGTATATTGCCTTTTCATCAAGTTCCAGCTTTGCAACTCTCGCCTGATATGGCACATCCACTGTATGCACTTCAACACCGCCTTCAGGATCGACACCAACAATCTTTTTTGTCTTCAGGTTCTTCTGAAGTTTGTCAAGATCATCGCCCTGATAGCCTTTCACAACATGCAGCGGTGTGTCAAAGTCAACAAGATTGTTCGTCAGGCTGGATGCCATGATGTCATAATCATCGATCAATGCCTTGACCGTCTTCAGATGGCTTGTCTTCTTTTTGTTGTTGTCAAGTCTGAAGAACGGCAGGAATGATTCTTCATCAGCCTTCCTGTACAGCTTCCCTTTCTCGTCAATGTACAGATTGTGCAGTCTTGGATTGATCTGCACGTCTTCATCTTCCGTGATCTCGCCGTTGTCAGTCTGTTTGTAGAATGCAGTCTGTACATCGTCAATGACAAGTATCTTCCACTGCATATGTCCTTCCTTGTCGATCCTATCAACGTACTTCCATATCCGCTGATCCTTGCCGTCTTCAGCAAATCTGCCTTCGACTTCCACAACCCCCAAGCAGTCCGCATTTTCGAACGTCAGCCTGTCGTTTTCACCTTTGTAGGCAAACATATAATCAAAGCCCTTCGCCTGCTGTCCTGTGATCGTCTCTGCCAGTTCTGACATGAACATGTCATTGTCGTTGAAATATTCGTCAAGCTTCGCCTGAAGTTCAGGGTTATCCGATTTAAACAGCCCATCTTTGCCCGACATTACAAACTGCACAGCCTGATCGACCAGTTCGGTGAAGAACGGATGCGGTATCTTCGCATTGCTGCGGGTTCTATCCTCGACCAGCTGATCATCAGCGTTCCAGTAAAACATCCTGTAATCAAGGATGTCGTGTTGCCCTTCATAGTATCGCTGTCCCTCTCTTGCCTTTCGCTTCAGCAGCGATGCATCGTCTTCGTCAAGGAACATCTTTATTTCCTCTGTTGTAAGCAATCATCTCACCCCCTTAATCATTCACAACCAAACTAAATTTCTTTATGATCTGCTCGTCTGCAATTTCCATGATTACTTTCAGCAAATAATATCCTGAATTTTGCGGTTTGATTTCTGTATATACATTTGTGTCTTCAATGCTTGAAACGCATTCAGATTCCTTTTCCAAAACGTTGTTTTTTAGACGGTACAGTGATACTTTTGCTGATTGTAAAATAAATACATCATTCTTTTTTGAATAAACCTTGATGCATATTTTTCTTTTTTCGCCCAGTTCCATTACCAGCCTATTGTTGATCATCCTGTATTACCTCAAATGTTAATATCTTTGCTTCATAATCCAATAGTGTGATGCTCGCATCGTATAATACCTTTGCAAATGCTCCATATTCAATGATTTCAATCGTTGCAGTTATTTTTTCGATATCAATTGTATATATTGCTGTTGCATAGTATGATTCATTGCCAGCATCATCAACTGCGTACAGTTTCACGATATATTTGCCCGAATCAAGAAAAGGGACTGCCGTTTCCCACAGCCCCTTTTTGTTCTGTTTGAATATAATCTTATGGTTATCTATTTCACCATACACTTGAATCACCATCAGTCTGTGACCTCGACTGTGATCACATATGTTTTGCCTGCATCAACTGGATTAGGTGTTACAGTAACATTGCTGAATACTGGCGGTGTCGTGTCAAGTGTCACTGTTCTTGTGACTGTCGTTTTCTTTCCTGCTGAATCTGTTGCTATAACTGTAATCGTATTTTCACCTTCCGTCAGTTTGATGGATGTGGTAAATGCTCCATCACTGCCGACAGTTACAGCAGTACCATTTACTGTGATTGTCACAGGTGAACTTGTTACATCATTACTTGTTCCACTCACTGTTATCGTTGAAATGTTGGTAACAAGTCCATTTGCAGGGCTTGTTATTGATAATGTAGGCGGAACCGTATCAATGCTGAATGTAACGGTTTTCTGTGTTGCAGCATTGCCGTCATTGTCGGATGCATCAACTTTGATCGTATGGCTTCCATCTGCCAGTGCCGCCTGTGGTGTATAAGAACAATTATATCCGTTTGTGGTTTTGTTCTTTGTGATCCCCGCTGTGATTTTTGCGCCTGAATCAATCGTTATACTTACAGTGTCAGGGTTCACACCTGAATCATCATCTGTTACTGTCCAGGTGATTGACGGCTTATTATTTGCAATCAATGCTGATGCTGTAGGTGATGTTATGGTGATCACAGGTGCCGTTTTCTCTTTAACAACTAACTTCAGCTTGTTTCCGAGTGATGAATCTGTATCATCTATTGAAGCTGAATTGCCCGCTGTATCTGTTGCAGTGATAGTCACAGGGTAATAATGCCCATCTTTGTTATAGCTTGAACTTGCAGGTGCGGAAACTGTTGCTTCATATTTCCCTGTGCTGTTGTTTAATGTCAAATTATACGTCTGACCATTGATCGTTGCTTTCACTGTGCTTATACTCATTTTGTATTCCTTTCATTTTTTCGTTTCTGTCTCATCCACATCTTTGATATTTGTGTAATCATAAGGGTATGAATGCGGGTATGTTAATTGACCTATTATATGTTCAACGTCAACTGAAATCAGTAACGAGTTTTTTATTTTTACTGGATTAGGTGTGATTACCACATCATTAAATACAATCCCTTTCTTTTTATTCATAGTTGACCGCCTTGCATTGCTTCTGTGACGTGTGTATGCTCACTCACAGCGTTTTTATTCCGATTGTCGATAGATTAATCAACGAAACAAAAAACAGGCTGAAAACGGCTCTCATAAATCAAAGCTATCTTCATTCAGCCTGCGGCATTTCTTCTTCCTGCATCCGTGTGTCCTGATCAATCCCTCTGTCAGATATCCTTTTTTATACTCACAGTATGCCGCTGGATGCTTTGTCCAGTTATTATCGATCAGCCTGTATTCCCATTCAGGTTCTTTGCCGTTGTTCTTCATCATATCAACCACTTCTTCATCTTGCGCCAGCCTTCGACACCGTATCTTAACGCTGCCATCGCATCATCCTGAAATGCCACTGGTTCATCTAAATATTCGCCTGTCTTCTCGTCCTTCTTCCACTTCCACTGTTGCAATTCCTTGATCGTGTTGGTGCATGAAGGATCGATGTATATCTTTCTTTCAATGACCCTGCTTTTGTCTTTCGGATCAGTGCTGCCCTTCAGCCATTCGATCTGTGCTTTAACTGACCCCGCTGATCCGCCTTTGTCAACTGCCTTCGCCCTGAATCCTGCGTCCTTCCACATCTTGATCCTGTCAGGCTCTGCGGAATCGCACCACATCTGCTTATTTTTCGTCACATCTTCCTTGTTCGCTTCTGCGATCCATTCAGCTGTGTCCTTCTCATGCCCGTACAGTTCCCGTGTTATGTAGATATTGCCGTCCTTCCAGCCCAGCAGCAGGATTGCATTTGCATGATTGAAACCAAAGTCCTGACCGATCGCATAATCATCATAATCAGCGGGATTCTGTGAACACTCTCTGACTTCCCAGTTATGCAGGATCAGACCGCCGATCTCGCCCCATTCGCCAAGCCCGTATATCTGATAGCCTTCAGGATCAACAAGCCTTCTTCTTTCCATACGTTGCCTGTATGCATCATCAATGAACCTGTTCATCAGATATGTGCTGTGATGCGTCAGCACGTTCGGATCAGGGATATCAAAAAAGACCTTCTTGATCCAGTGATTTTTGTTCACGGGATTGAAGGTCATTCTGATCTGATAGAACTGCCCTGCTGGTAGTTCGCCCCTTAATCTATCGTCTATGATTTCCAAGTCCGCTTGCGTGAATTCTGTTGCTTCTTCCAGCCACACATCAGTCAGCTTGCCTTTCGGGAATGTGATCGATTTCAGTTTTTCACGCTGCCGATCATCGTTCATCCCTCTGAATATGATCTGATTGCCGTTTGCCCTGCATGTCAGCATCAGCGGGCTTCTGTTGATCTTCCAGTACACATCAGCCTTGTCACCAAACATCTTGTACAATGCACCTGTCAGCTCTGCGAACGTGCTGTCACGATTCGTGATATCCGATTTCCGCATCGCAACAAGGTTCCTGCCCTTGTCCTGCATCAGTCTCAGGATATAGTTCTGTGCGGTATCAACACTTTTTCCTGATCCAGCACTCCCCTTCATGACGATGTACCGCTTCCGTGACTGGTTCACCTCTCTGAAACAAGGATTTGCCCTTATTTTTATATTCACAAACAATCAACTTCCTTGAACGCTTTGAACAGTTTCGGTGACTGAATAGCAATCCAGTCTGTGACTTCCTCGTTTTGTGCCCATGCCTGAACATCCCCGCTGCAATTCCACAGTCCCGATTCATATAAAAAAGCATGAATGATTTCATGCCTGAGTATCTTTTTTATATATGAATCTATGTCCTGAAGTGTATTTCTGCTGGTTTCAAGTTGTGCCAGCTTGATTGTGTGCGTACTCTGATCCATGCAGCCGTCAGCACCCTCAGGCATTTCTGATTCAGGAACGTCAAAGCGGATTGTGTATGCTGTCCCTAATATGTCTATTGTCTTGTTTTCTCTCATTCTTCACCACCGTAATCAATGCTGATGTTCAACTCCATGTCAACTTCAGCTTCCACCCTGTCTGTGTAAATGCCATATCGTTTACCCAACAATTCAGCTGCTTTGAGCCTGTCTTTCTCTGATGGTTCTTTGGAAATCGTTCTTGCTTCACTGCATCCTTCTCCGACACCTTCAATCACGATTTCTGTTGACTGGCTTTCACCCCGCAGTACCGATGTCAGATACTTCAGCACTTCATCCTGATCTGCTATCAGTTCTGCTTCCTTTTCGCTCATTCTTTTGTCTATATATGCCCGAATTACAGGTTTCGTCAGGTTTTCAGCTCCGATCCTGTTTGCCGTTTTCTTCGAATACCCCGCCCGAATTGCTGCCTGTGTTGCATTCAGGTCAATCAGGTATTCATCGCAAAAACGCTGCTGCTTCGCTGTCAGCTTTGCCATCCTGCAACACCACCTTTCTTGTAAAATAGAAAAAGCCAGCCGTTGCCGACTGACTATTTCCATGAAATTTATTTTATGGAGGATCTTAATTCTAACAACTTTATCATATCACGGGGATTCATCACAATGTTATACAAAAAAGTCACAGCATATACAAAAAAGTCACACGATATACAATTGTTTGCAATTCAATACAAAAAGGGCATTGCTGCCCTCATGTATGTGATGTGCTTATGCTATAGTTTTAATGCAGTTCCTGTGCTTCCACCTGCAACTTGATCCCTGTTTTCTTTTCTCCGTTGATATCAATCTCAGTGAAAGCAGGTAAACATGTGATAAAAATTCCTGTCGGTGCCAAGAACCCCCTTGCAATGGCTATTGCCTTGATCGATTGATTGATAGCACCTGCACCGATAGCCTGAATCTCTAAATAACACCCATCTCTCATGATTCCAGCTATTGCCCCAGCCAGCTGATTTGGATTCGTGTGACTGGTAGCCTTAAATACTTCCTTTTTCACAATATCTCCTTTCCGATTGTGAGTATGTAAAAAATGCGTCAATCATGGATAAACGGCACATCACGCTAAAATTGTAACTCTGTAACCTGCAAAAATCAACCGACTTCAGAATTATCAATTATTTTTTGTACCTTCGCCAACCCTCTGCCGTGGATTGTTGTCACCCAGCTGTATGATTTTTTCATAGAATCAGCGATTTCATAGAATTCCTTTTCCTGAACATAGATTCTATGCAGCACGTCATATTCAACGGCTGGTAGCTGCTCGATCACCCTGATTATGTCCTGCTTTGCCTGAACCAGCTGATCAATGGCTTCGTCAATTTCCTGCTCCATCTGAAGGTACCTGCATACTGCATCAGCCATCTTGTCTTTCGATCCTGATGATTGTACCCGTTCCCCTTCCATTGTCGCTGTACTCCCTGAAGCAACACCCTTCCAAAACGATACTTCTGCCAGTTTATTGTTTATGAGACTATTGATTTTTTTGATCTGATTCAAGTAGTCTTTTGCTTTCATGTTCAAGCCCCCTTTCCTGTATGCCCTCGATCAGCTGTGACAGGCTTTCAGGCAACTGTGATGCCTTTTGTTTCCGCTGTGCCAGCTGTTCAAATATCATTCTGAAGTTCGCCCTGTCTGCCATAGGGTTCTCTGATCTGCAAAGTTCGCTGAATCCCAGCCGTTTCACAGTCTCTTTTGTGATCCCTGTCAGTTCTGCCATTGCCCTATCCGCTCCATAGCTGCCGTACTTCCTGATCACTCTGCAACATTCATCCCAGCCGTCAGACCATAACGGGATTTCACCCGCCTGCACTGTCGTTGCCTGCTCTCTGATGTCTGCGATGGATGGCGACCATTTATTGATCGCCACCCACTTTCTCAATGCCGCTTCTGCTGTTATGTATGGTATGTCACATAGTTCCCTGTACCACAGTTCCATTGCCTGCTGATTCGGCAGTATCTGTTCTTTCGGATAATATGTCTTTAGTGCTGCTGCAAATATCCCGAATTCCTTCTTGTTCATCCTTCTTCGCTCCCTTCAGCCCATTCGGCAGCCATGTTATAGAATTCATCCAGCTGCTGAGCCGTTTTATTGCCGTTTACAGCGACTTTTTCCCTCGGTTCATAGTTCTTATCCAAATAGTCAATAAAACCGCTGTTAAAGAACGTGGAGCCGTTCTGTGGCTTTCTCCAATCTGCATCCTGCTTCAGTTCTTCCTTGTACCTGTCAATTGCCCTTTCAAGTTCGTCATATCCGACTTCATACAGCTTCTTTTTCTTTGCATCAGATACCTGCCCTTTGCCTTTTTTGTTCGGGTATAGTTTCCATACACGTTCAAACAGATCATTGATAGCAGATTTTGAAGGTGATTTTGAAGGTGATTTTGCATCGTGCGATTCGTCAGAATTGCACATAGTATTTATATATATACTATCCTCTCCTATACTATCCTTACCTAACCTATCCTGTGTATCCAAACGGTGTACCTCTTGGCTGTCGTTTGGTATACCAAAAGGTGCATTTTGCACATTATTATTATATCTTTCTTTATCTCTTTCTTTATCTCTTTCTTTATCTGCTTCGCTAACATTAGCTTTACTGTTAGTTTTACTGTTAGATTTACAAGTTAGCTGTTTTTGTTTTGCTCTGTATTCCCGCATATAGTTCTTCATGTACTCCTTTTTAGACTCAATCTGATCAAGATTCTGATGCTTGCCCCAGTTCGGGATAGTGATAACACCATCAATGATTTCAATCATCCCGAACTGTTCAAAGGTCTTCAGTGCCATCTGCACCGTTGCTTCTTTTCGCCTGAAGATCGTTGCAAGCATTTTGTCTGTATATGCAATCCGATCGTTCATCATGAATACACCGCTGTTATTCATTTTTCCAGCAAGGCATAACAACTTGAACCATATCACGATAATAGAATCAGCTTCAGGAAGGCTTTCGATCAGCAGCATTTTTTCATCGTCAAAGATATCTGTTGTAATCTTTATCCACTTCACATCTGCCATGACTGCCACCTCGTTTATTCTGTATCAGATTCTGTGATATGCTCATGCGTCCATATCAGGCACATGATATTCCATACAAAAGCCCTGTCGTGCCGTTCGTCCTTATCACCCCTGAGCCACTTCAGATAGTGCCTGACTGCACTGTCAATGTAGCTTGATTCAGGGATGCCCTTCTGCCAGTTATTTTCGCCATATTTTTTCGCACCTTCTTCAAAATGCTTAGATACCTCGAAAATCACATCTATAGCGTTTGCATAATCAGCAGCATAGGCAAACAGGTCAAGTGCTTTGTACAGCAGATATGTGTTCTCTCTTTTTCTGTACTGTTCAATACATGAAAGAACGTGCACTTCATGGCTATCTGCCAATTCGGTATATTGCAACCAATTTATTACTACATCCAGCGGCAGCAGATCGCATCTGCCTTTGCCTTCCTGAATGTCTCTGACTGCACCCGTTTCATATTCCGTTCTGTTTCCGCTGTCTTTTATCATTTTTTCACCTCCCTAATCAATCAATTTCTTCTCATCTATCATTCTCATCTACCTTTCCGCACTCATCGACTCTGTGAAATCTATTCGCAAAGTCAATCAGCTTCGCAAGTTCTTTTTTCGTTTCTTCGGATGCATTCTTGCTGTAAAGTCCATTTCTGACAAGGTGATACGCAATCTGAATTAGTTGTCTGTCATCAAGATGTATGTTAAGACCTCCGCACCATAATGGAAAGCATGAAAAATCAAGATTTGCACCTTGCAGGTTTGCACATCGCAGGTTTGCACCTTGCAGGTTTGCATCTCGCAGGTCTGCACCTTGCAGGTCTGCACATCGCAGGTCTGCATCTTGCAGGTTTGCACATCGCAGGTTTGCACCTTGCAGGTTTGCACGTTCACCGTCCGATTCGCCCTCGAGCCAATCTTTGTGTTTTTTTAAGATATCTTTAATTTTTTTGTTCATTCTTCAATCACTCCTTTCAATACAACCTTCCAGCCCCTGACCGTCTTTTTCAGGTCTTCGATTTCCTGCTTCAGCTTTTTCAGTGTGTCTGCTTCACTTGACAGGATCATCTTGTCAATGAACGATTCGACAGCCTGTTCAAATGTCCCGCAATACCCACTGACCCTTTTTTCATAGGTTTTCTGTTTGCCTTTCGTGCTGCTTACCTCGCATACGATCCAATAACAGCACGGATCGCTGATCAGGTAATGCTTATCGTCTAACTTGATCTTCATCATTCATTCCTCGCATATTCTCTGTACACTTCTTCACGATCCGCCCTGAAGCCCTGCGCCTGATCCGTTGCCCTCAGTTCAGGGTACTTTTCCTGAAGCTTTCGCCTTGCTCTGCCTACGCTGCCGAATGTCGGCAGGTGATATTCTTCCATGTTGCCGATCACCGTTGCAAATGGCAGTTTCATGACGTTCTGCTGATATTCTTCATCGATCTGTTCAGCAAACTTCAGATACAGCAGCATGTCGTTACTTCTTGTCCGTGGATGTTTCATCAGGATGTCCTTGACCTTTTCCTGTACATTCAGTAATTTCTTCATGTTCTCATCCTCTCTTTTTGTTTTTCTTCCAGTAATCGAAATTCTTGATCAGTCCGCTTTTGTTCATGTTGAATATTTCAGCAATATCCTTCCAACTCAGCCCCTGATCTCGGTATGACTGGATATCATCGATATCTTCCCATGACCATTTTCTTTTTTCATAGATCACACCTGTTTCGAATAACCTGAAAGCCTGATCAGGTGATACATTGCGTAATATTGAGATACACAATGCACACCATCCATCGTAAAAACCAATATCTTTCATGGCTCTTTTTCAGGACTGATATCAACTTCGATCCGTGGTTTTTTGTCTGTGAAAAACTCGTCAGTGAATCCGATCACACCCTTCCAGCCGTCCGTCTTGATGATCCCGTTTTTCACGAGTGCATCGAGTATGAACTTCTTCGCAAAACAGATATTATCTAAATCACGCTTTCTGTTCGGCTCGAACCACCTGAACGCAAGCCTGACAGGTGCATCAAAGTGGATTCCCTTCAGCTGTTCTTTGATATGCCAGCCGATCAGGTTTTCCGCTTCTTTTTTCATCTGTGCCCCCACGTATTTGTTGCCACGGCAAGCCCTTGTGTACTCGTTCAAGCCTGCCAGCTGTCCGTCAATGATCAGTGTTACCAATTCAGCCTGAACCCCCTTTTCTGTGTAGGTTTAAGGATGGCGGCGAACTTGTCCGCATACACAAGCTGTTTTGCCTTTGGTTCAAGGTTCTTAAATGCCTGAAGCAGTCCCTGTTGATGCTTTATGTATGACCTGTAGTAATCCTTGCCTGTAGTTCTCAGCATCCTTTCTGCAAAATTAATATTGTGCTCGATACACATGATTTCTTCGTGTATTCTCTCTTTGTACATCATCGCTGTCACCTCTTAGAACGGGATATCATCATCACTTACCGCCTGAAAGCCTTCAGGCACGTCATAGTCCTGCTGTGGCTGCTGTCCCTGCTCCCCGCCTTTCTTCGACTCACAGAATTCATGCCGATCCACAATCAGGTCTGTGGTGTAATGTGTCTGACCGTCCTTTTCGTATGTTCCAGACTGCAATCTGCCTTCTGCGATGATTTTCATGCCTTTGTGCAGGTATTTTTCCACAAATTCGCCACGCTTTCCAAAAGCCTTGCAGCGTATGAAATCCGCTTCATATTCCCCGTCTTTGTTTTTGAAATCCCGCTGTACAGCCAGCGTGTATGATGCAACCGCCATCGGCTCCTGCCCTGTTGTGTATCTCACGTCAGGATCAGCCGTCAGCCGTCCTGCTAAAATTGTTCTGTTCATTTGTCCTTCCTTTCCAAATTGCAGCAATCATCCTTGTTCGGGTTCACATTCTGCCGCCAGTATTCATAATGTGCTGGTACATCCTCGCATACTGTGATAGATGGTATCTTGATCTGATCCAGCAGCATTATTTTTTCATCCAGCGGCAGATGCCAATATCCACCCGACTTCACCGTGTACTTGCTGTAGCCCTTATCAAGCCACCGTTTGATCCATGTATTGACCCTCAGAAACTCGATCACAGCTTTTTTGATACATAATTCGTTCAGTTTGTCAAACTCGCTGAAATCGGCAAATAAAGGGCTTATTCTTAGTGCTACATCATACTGATCCTGTAACTTCAGCAATGCCCTGATTCTTCTTTCAGGTATCACCGCCTTTTCATAGTCCACAGGATGCAGGCTTGTGATACTGATCTGAATGTGTGCCAGCTTTGGATCAAGGATATCTGCATAATCTGCAACCATGGCTGACTTTGTAACTATCAGATATTCAATCTGCCTTTCGTTCAGTAGCTTGATAGTTTCGTATGTAACCCTGTATTGTTCTTCGCAAGGCTGGAAACAGTCAGTCATGCCACCGAGCCGCAATACAGTCCCTGATGCTATCTTGTCCAGCTTTCTTCTGATCTTGTCCACGTTTGCCACGCTTGGATCATCAGGATGCCATAAGCCCCTGAAATCCAGCAGGCTTTTTGCATAGCAGTATGAACAATCATGCTGGCACCCGCAGCCGTATGTATCTAATCGTGTGGGATATTTGCATCTGTCCCCTTCACTTGCAGTAACGGTCTTGAAAAAACTCTTGAATTCTTTCATGTCTCACCCTTTCTGCTGTGCAGGTGTGACCATTACTATTTTTAGGATGCAATTGTTGCTACAATACAGCCTGTAACGTCCTCAGTTTAGTTCACAGCGATTTTTCTGCAGTTGTCGACCAATTTATCGATCAGGCAGAAAAACCGCTGAAATCGTTTGTTTTTCATCCAAACAGTGCCTGTTGCACTGCATCGCTGTTTTCCGCTGGTTCTTCAGCCACTTCCACAACTTCTGCTTCAGCTTCGATGATGCTGCTGTGACCTTCCATCGGCTGATTGTCCACGTAATCCACAGTGCCATCATCGTGGATCACTCCCATGTCCGCATCCATAGCCTGCTGCATATCGATCGACATGATGCCCCATTTGCTGATCAACTGCCGCAACATGGTTTTGTATGCCATGCCGTCAAAGTCTTTTGACCAAAATGTATATTTACAGCCCTTTTCTTTGTCTTTCCTGTAGCCCTGTGAGTATTTCAGGGCATGGGCTTCCATTTTTGCCTTGCTCCAATACATGGCTTTTTTGAATCCGTTCGTATATTCAAACATAGCGTAATAACCGATGGTTTCAGCTTTTTCTCTCGTTTCTTCGTCTTCGATCAGCCTGACTTCGATTTCCTCATTCAGCGGATCGAATCTGATCAGTTCACCTTCCTTGATCCCCAGCACATTCAATTTCTTATACTGTCCTGATCTGATGGCAAGCTGAATATATCCTTTATCACTAACCCACCATTTTATCATCACGGTGGAGTGGACTATCTCTTCACCTCTTGCGGTGTCGTGCGCTTCAAACGGCAACTCATCTTCCGCCTTACACCGTTACACTCATCACGGTTAGTCTCTACACTTCTCAACATGGAATCCTTTCACTGATTTAATCTTACCTTTCCAATATGCGGCGCATGTTCCAGTGCAAGCACCTACATGCTTTTCAAATTCTGAAACAGATTCAAATACCCTGCCAGTCTCAATGCATCTAACTTTCTGTTTTTGCGCTTCTGATACCTTGCAACTTATTTTCTGCCTTGTCTCATCTGAAACCTTATGTCCCTTAGCAGGACCCGTCAGATTGTTGGTTATAATAAGGTCTTTTTTGGTTTGCGGTAGTGCTTCCCACCACTTCTTCGTTCCTTCAGAAATTTTCTTTCGTGTTTCCTTTGAAACGCTTTTTCCAACAGTATTGTAAAAAGGTTTTAAATTTTTAATATGTTGCAATTCTTTAAGGTTCAATTCTTCAATGTTACATTCTTCTACTATAGAAAATTCAAAGTTCTCTATCCCTTTTTCTTGTATGTCTTTGTGTAACTTTGTATTTCCTTTTGCTTTTGGTGCTTTATGTTCTGCGAATCGTCTTTCAATATCAACAGATTGTCCTATGTACATATTTCCTGTTGTTTTATCTGTTATAGAATAAATGCCTATCATGTTATGAATACCTTTTTCCATGTTGCATAGCACGGTATTACCCCTTTATCATGAAGGGTTTCACCGTTAGCGTGGATTTACCACACACCCCTGAGTAATAGGGTTCACACGATTTTACTTGAGCCTAAAGAATTAACCCAAGCTGGAACTGTGCCACCTTGCCTTTGTTCTTGTCGTTGTACGGTACAAGGTAATACTGCCCCAGCTGTGGCGATGGTGACAGCTTCAGAGATTCCCCCAGCATCGCCGCTGACAGTATCGATGAATTTGTGCATTCCTGAAGTGCTGGATTCGCTGTTGTAGCCGATACGATTGCACTGATGAAACGCTGTCCATCCTTGCCACCTATAACCTCATTGATCTTGCTTTTCACTGCATCCTGTGACAGATACGCTGATAATGTCTGTCTGCCCCTTGTCTGAAGGCTGTTGTTTACTGCCATTATTTAGCCCTCCTTTCAAGCACATCCAACATTTTGTCAATCAGCCAATCCAGTTCAGAATCATCTGTTTCGGGTTCCTTTGGTTCTGATTCGAAAAGTGAATCTATGTACGGTAACGCTGCTTTATATCCCACTTCGGGATCATCGTAATGTTCGATCGCTGATTGTGCGATCCCCTTCATGTCTGCTATTGCTGCGCTTTCTTTGTAACCATCATTGACAAGACTTTGCACAGCGGCAGCCATCACCGTTATAACATCTGCTATCAACTCAACCACATCTCCATTGATAGTCACCATTCCTTTTGTTGCTTTTATCATCTTGTTTTCTCCCTTCCTAAATCGCTCTGAAACTGATTCCTTCAGTCTCAAAGAACTGCTTTAACTTCATAGCCTGTTCAACTGTCATGCAGGCTTCAAATCTGATCCATGATGCAGCTGCTTCAGGCTGCTGGCTTTCGGCAGGCTGCGGCGGTGTCTTTTCTTCTGTAACAACTGGATCATGCTGTGCCATTTTTTTGCATTCTTCAGTAAAATTGCAGCCAACATTTTCAGCACACTTTTCTGTATCCGCAAATTTCCCAAAGCATTCAGGCTTCTTTTTCGCCGCTTCTGCTTCCTGTTTCCGCTTCTGAATGTCTGCCAGTCTCTGACCTTCTGCAATCGCTCTGTTTACATCAAGCGACTGCTTGTATTCTTCTACCGCTTCAAAAGCAAATTCAGGCAGGCTGTTCAGCGTGTCCATGTCGCTGCAAATCTGTTTCAGCCGTTCCTTGATGGCATCTTCCACCTTCTTCATGCTTGTGGTAGCATTCAGCCATTTTTGATCGAATATCTTGTTACAGGTCAGCCAGTCAGGATGCTCCACGCTCTCCCAAAATCCCTTGATCTTTTCCAGCTTGTCCGCTTTTTTCTTATCCTCGTATGCTTTGACCTGTTCATTGATCAACTGCACAGGTTCATCAACGATCGCAACCAGTTCTTTGATCTGCTTTTCAAATTCCTCGTATGGCTGCAAGCACTGCTTTTTTACCTCTTTCCTCTTGTCTTCCAAAGCTGTGATGAACTTGTTCAGTGTCGCTTTGTCGGCTTTCGCTTCCTTGATGGTCTCGTCTGTATAGACCATGTTCTTGTACAGTGCAGCCTTTTCCGTGATCTCCTGCTTCAGTTCTGCAAAGTTGAATTCGATCACTTTCGGAAACTGCACATCATTCATTTTCAGTTCCATGTTTTTGCTCCTTTCTTATAACGATGGCAATATCAATGCTGGCGGCTTGTCCTGCTTGATATGTTGCCAAAATTCAAACTCTTTTTCTTTCAGGAATTCAATGTCTTCCTGAACTTCTGACCGCTCTATTTTGTAGTGCTTTGTTTGCAGCCACATTTCCCCGTCAATATCAAACTTCAGCTGACCTTTCAGCACTGCAAAATCAAATCCTGTAATCAGCAGGTAATGCAGCAGCTGGATGTAATAGTTGTCGGGAATCCTGCCCTTCCACAACTTCATCTGCCCTGATCGCATGATTTCCGTGGTCTTACATTCCCATATGCCCCGCCTGCCGCCCTGATCCAACAGCCAGCCGTCAAGTGACGCATGTCCCCACGGGATCGCATCATTCAGCCACATGTTGCCTTCCTCATACAGCACCTTATATTCTGGAAAATCCAGCTTGAAAAGTTCCCGCAATGGTTCTTCAGCTTCAGTGCCGTATTTCACATATGGCTTATCTGAAATATCTTCAGACTGCCGCCTGCCTGTCTTTTCTTCCCACAGCTGCACATTGGTTTTGTATGGATTCAGTCCCAGTATTGCAGCTGCATCACTGCCGCCAATCCGTCCTTGTCTTGCCGCCAGCCAGTCCTGACGGGTTTTGAATGTCTCCATGCTGATCATTACAGCACCCCTGCTATGTACAGCCAAAACGGCAGATTCAATGCTGCTGCTATCAACAGCACCTTGCCTGTTTCAGCAATCACTTTCTTCATCATTTTGTTCAAACTCCTTCCACGTCTCACACTCGAACTGATCACAGCTTTCAGGGCAGCCTTGAAAAGCTTCGCACTGAAGGCAGCATAGCGGCTTTTCAAAGTCACAAGGGCTGTCCCAGCAAATCACCGCCTTATTCTTCTGCATCATCTTCGCCCCCGAAAAGCATCTGTTCCATGTTCTCTGAAGTGATCCCCAGTTCAGCAAGCTCCTTGCCCCGCTTTTCCATCACTCGCAGCTGATACATGTACTGTCGCCGCCTGTTCTTGAGCTTGTTTTCTTTTTTCGCCAGCTTCACATCATCCGACTTTGACAGGCGGCTGATTTCAGCTTCAACCTGTTCATCTGTTAAGAATTCACGCTTCATGTGCTTTCACCTTCTTTCTGTTCTCCTGCGTACTGTCTCACCTTCTCTGGATAGATCACATAGGTGTAATTCTTGTTCGCTTCCTTCGTCTTGAAAGCCACGCCGAATGGAAACACACCCTGCTGCAAACCGATTCGGATTGTGGCTGGTGTCGTGTTCAGCAGCTTTGCCACTTCCTCAACCCTCATGATTTCACCTTCCTTTTTACAAATTGCTATTTTTTTACTTTTTGTTTCCGCCCTGTGGTATAATTTTTTTGCAAAATTTTGAAGGGAGAAAACAAATGTTAAAAGCAACCATCACATGTTCTTGCGGCTGTAAATATGAATTGCTTTCCACTTCCAAGCATGAGACTGTGCAATGTCCGAACTGCTCGGAAGTCTTCAAAGAATCTGCAAAACTTGTCAATATTTTAGAAACATTCGCATCTATCAATCTGGAAGATAACAGTGCAGAAGCCTTTCTGTCCGACAAGATTTTCAGCCGCCAAGACCTTCAGCTTGTTACAGCTTCGGATTTTGAAATCCTGAAAACCTGACAGCAATCTGAAGCAATCCCTTTACTTCAGCTGGTGTGTAGCCTTCTGCATAAAGGCTGCACACCGTTTCTTCCAACACCCGCACTGTCCTTTTGTTTTTTTCCCTGTCTTTTGATGCGGGCTGCAATTTCGCAATACACACCCTTTCTTCAAGGGTTCCGTTTCTGCCAATTTCTTTGGTCAGTTCCTTCCAAATGTCCACCTTCTCACCTTCCTCTCTCTATAATTGGGATTTCCCAACTTTTTCAGTAAAAAAATAGGCACCAATTTCAGACATATCAATATCAAGCAGCTGACATGCCTTTTCGACTTCCAGCCTTGACCATTCAACTTTTGCATTAAGTTTCTGACTTAATGTTGATTTGTTCATGCCTATAGCTTCAGCAAACTTGTCTTGTGTCCCGAAATTTTCCCTTATTCTTCCTCGTAATTTTGCGTAACTCATGTTTTTCTTCCTTTCTCTAAAATTCCCCGCTCTGCATTGATCAGGGCTTGCGACCTGCTCATGTTTTCACATAAGGCTGCATTAAGGAAGGGCGGGCAGCCCTTATTTAAACAGTTATATAACTAAAATCGTAAGGCTCCCATCTGGCAGCACTTGAAGATTCGTCACGTTGTAGTCACCAATGTCACTGATGCGGTCAATAAGCTTATAGGCTTCTCCTGTAAATGCTTTTCTTCGAGATTCAGACCATATAGCCTTGATTTCTTGCCTTGGATCCTCAATTACCATCAGTAAATCATATACTGTCATTTTCTTTTTTCTCCTTCCTGCGGGCGGTTTTGCCGCCGCCCCTCGGCTTATATTATTTAAACTCTGAATATGTCTACATGTGAATTGCAAAATGTTGATGTCTGCCCGTCTGATAATGTGATGATCAGGTATTCGTTGAATTCATCCCTGCTGTTTGCATCTGTACTGGTTCCGATCTCTGTTGCTCTATCACCCGTTACGACTTCATATCCTTGAATGTTGTTGTATTCGACTTCAGCAACTTTCTTGCTTCCTTTTTCATATTTGCTCATATCGTATACTTTTATTTTTACGTTCATCTTTCCTGCTCCCTTCGGTTTGTCCGCTTTGTTGGGCTTTCCCAACTCTTGCCTTTATTATACTGATATAATATTCGGAAGTCAATCGCTTTTTTTGAGATTTCCAAACTTTTTTTGTCTATCATTGAAATATTGTTGAAATTTCCCAACATAAAGGTTAAAATGATTATAAACAAAATCAACGAAAGGAACGATTAAATGAGTAGCAAATTCAAAAGAGTTGCAACAACATCTGAAAGGCTCAAAGAAGCAATGTCATTAAGAAAGATGAAACAAGTGGATATAATGAGAAGTACAGGGCTTGATAGAGGATCAGTCAGCCACTATGTTTCAGGCAATTACGAACCAAAGAATGAAGCTATTTTCAAAATGGCAAAAGCATTAGATGTAAATGAAATGTGGCTATGGGGATATGATGTGCCGATGGAGCGGACTGCTGAACAAAAAAAGATTCAGGAAGATGCGGAATTCCATGCAAGAATCCTGAAGGATCAGGAACTGCTGGATGCTTTGAAGGTATATTATAAACTACCTGAGATACAGCAGAGAGTTGTTATTGACCTGATATATTCGTTTAAGAAATAAAAAAGGAAGTCTAATGACTCCCAAACATGATGCTTAATAAGTTGTATATATAGAATAATTGTTCATCATTTAGTGTGTTCAGCAGTTCAATGATCCTTTGTTTATCATCCATTACCGAACTCCTTTCACAGCATCGAGTTGTTATAAATGAATGATATATCAGAATAATTTTATAGTCAATGAAAAATTCGTAAAAAGTTGCAGAAAATAATAAAAAGTGCTACAGCACTGAAAAAGCCAAAGAAAGAAGGTCTGATTATGCGGAATCCTAACGGGTACGGAAGCGTCAGAAAGCTTTCAGGAAAAAGAAAAAGACCCTTTGCCGTATACATTACCACCGAATTCAAAATGTCTGCTGTTGTGCCTGAAATTGACTTTTTAAAGGGAATTCTGACACCTGACTTGTATCAGCAGGTATCAGAACAATATGAAGTGTACAAGGAAGCACAGCCGCAAAGGGCAAGGCAGGTGCAAAAATGCATCGGGTATTACGAGACAAGACCTGATGCCATGATTGCACTGGCAGAATACAACAAGAACCCATTTGACATTGATCGAAAGAATATTACTTTTGAACAGGTCTATGATCTGCTTTATGAAAAGGAAATCAAAGGCATGGGAACGGCAGGCAAAACCGTATATACAAATTCATATAAAAAATGTGAGTCATTGAAGAAAATGCGGATCAGGGAAATCAAGCTTGCACATTTACAGAATGTCGTTGATCAGCATTCCGACAAGTCAAAATCTACACAGAATAATATCATCGTGCTGTTCCATGCCATATATACCCTGTGCATGGAGAATGATCTGTGTGAGAAAGATTATTCCCAATTTGTCAAGATCACCAGCAAGGCAGAGAAAAAAGAAAAAACTCCCTACAGCAAACAGGAAATACAAACGATATGGGAGAATATAAACTGGATACAGACCACACCACGGAAAAATGTATTGACTGATATGCATATGATGGACAGTATCATCATTATGCTTTATACAGGTGTCCGAATAGGTGAATTGCTGGAAATAAAGATTGAAGATGTGCATATAAATGAACGATGGATTGATCTGCGTGGCACGAAAACGAAAGCTGCAAAAAGGATCGTACCGATCCACAAGAAGATCATACCGCTGATTGAAAAACGGCTGTCAGAATCCACTGGCGAATATCTTTTCTGTGGCAATGACGGAAAACAGCTTAATTATTCAAGGTACAAAACGATGTTCTTTGAATTGTTCATGAAAGAATTCAAAATCGATCATACACCACATGAATGCCGCCACACTTTTGCGACTGTAGCAGCGGCATCCAATATGAATAAAGTTTTGCTAAAAAAGATCATCGGTCATGCATCCAGCGACCTTACAGAAAATGTTTACACTCATGCATACATTGATGATCTGATCGCTGAAATCGACAAATACAACCTCTAATATTTGTTACTTGTGTGTTACTTATAGAGTCAAAAAAACACGATTTTATATGATTTTTACAATTTTTGTATTTCCCCTCTAACCATTGAAAAATGCACATTTATCAACGATTCAAGCTGTTTTTTTAAAGCCGAAGTCTTAATCCAGTATTAAAATTAGATTAATATTACATCAACAGAATTTAATACTACAGCAAACTAATACACACCAAAACCATTGAAAAAAGCCCATTCTGACGGGCTTTTTTATTTATTTGCTTTTTTAATTTGTTACTTGTGTGTTACTTGTAAATGAAATCGCACATGATGTTTCACGATCAAAAGTAAAAAAGCAGGGCATTCATTAGCCCTGCTTTTTCTTTGCCTGAAGGCAGGATTCAATCCCTACCTTCTTCTAAATCTGAAATTCTGTGATTTGCAACTTTGATTTTTTCATCATTTACACTCAGCTTTTTTTCTACAATGTATAGCCGCTCAACTGCGTTGTTGTGCAGATCGACCTTCTTTGTCAACTGATCCAATTTGTACTCAATCAAATGCACAGTTTCTTCATGTCTCTGTTCTGTGCTCTGGTGCTGATAGTAATTATTGATCAGGCACACTACAAGTGCCACCGCTGCTGTGATGATTGCTTCTGTCATTAGTAGTTTCCTTTCGTTTAATCAAGAATAAATGATATATCTATCGGCAGCCATGTGTTAGCTGCTGCATTCGCCCATGTATCGCCTGTTCTGTACCGTGCAAACCGAATCACTCCGCCTGCCGTTACCGTACACAGCCAGACAGCCGTGCCGCTTCCTTGACACAGAAAGTTCTGCTGCACTGCTGGTCTATACCCAGCAGGAAGCGTTGTGATGTTCACATTGTCCACACCGCCTGTCAGTGTGACTTTCGGTGTGACAACACCCTTCACATGCACCACGCTGCCTTTTCGCCTGTATTTCAGGTCATTTTCCGTGTTTCCTGCATATGTTTCAAAACTGCTTGTCAGTGTGGCATTCTTCCAGCCTGTATCAAGCCCGCTTAGCTCGTACCAGTTCCACCATTTTGATTGATAATAGCACCGCTCCCATAGCTGAAAGCCTGTTTCAGAACACCTGACAGCGATCTGCACCTTCTGTCCAGCTTCTCCCATGTCAAGCACGATGATCGCTCCTGATGCTCCCGCCACAATCGGACAATTCTTCATGGTAGCAAGTACCGCCGAACTGAAGCAGTAAAAGCCGCTTGTCAGTAAGCTATTGCAATCCGTGCCTGATTGGATCACCTTTGCCCCTTCTGGTGTTTCGCCGTTGGAAAAGTATGCAGGCATGCCGAATTCAACACCTGATGCTATTTCAGACACCTTGCCGAATGCGATTGCCTTGCCACTGGCATTGAAATCAATCAGCGTGAAAGCCGTTGGCACTTCAACCGTTCTTCTGACTGTTCCAAAGTAATCAGTGACTGACAGCCTGACATCATAGGATGAATCAGTGTTCATGACTGCCCCCGTGATCACCGTGTCAGATACCACATATCCTGCGCCCTCTTTTAGCTTCGTCCATGTAGTCGCTGATTTTGCCTTGTATTCCAGAACATACTTGCTTGTGTTCTTGCTGCCAAGCGTTGAAATCGTATGGCTAAAGCCGATCTTACAATATGTCCCTTCATAGTTTTCTGTACCATCAGCAAGGCACCTTGCAGCCTTCATGCCCTTGATGGCGGGTGCTGCATAGGGAATCACTGTCAATGTCTTGGTCTGTTTCGCCGTCCTGCCCCTGCTGTCTGTCACTGTGACTGTTACAGTCTTTGTGCCACTGGACAGCGTGCCTGTTGTCGGTGCTGAACCTGTCAGTGTCTGCCCGTCAACCGTGGTTTTATATGTCTTGATAGTTGATCCATAAGCCCCCGCCGCAGCAATGTTTATTTTGACCTTTGATTTTCCTTGCACGAATGCCAGAAACTGCGCTGCCAGTCCTGCGACTGTTTCTGTGAAATTGATCGTTGAAATTGACGGCACGACCGCAGCAGGCACTTTTGCCACAAAGCCGATTGATTTTGTGCCTATCAGTGTACCGCCGTTGTATGTCTTGCAGGTAATCGTACATGTTCCTGATGTGCCTGAAGGGATCTGATTTGCCAGTGTCAGCGAAACTGTCCATGCTTTTGACGTGCCGAGACCGCTTCCGATTGTGCCTGTAGCACTTCCAAACTTATATGTCAATGTATGTGTGAATGCATCGGCAGCCCGTGGCATGTTGATTGTGATACTTGATCCCATGTTCACGCTTGGAGCGGATAAAGTCGGAACTGTTGCCCGTGGTATCGTGTTGAATGTGCCTGTGCCTGAAGCTGTTACATTGCCGTAATATGTGCCACCAAGCGTGACATTGATGCCACATGTTGTTGAAAATGCACAGTTCTTGCTTCCATCTGCATTGTGTGATATAGTCACTGTCTTTGTGTACAGCGTCTTTGTTTGATTGCCTGACAGTGCAGCAGAAAAAGTGAAAGTATATTTTATCCCGTTGATCGTAACGAATCCGCTCTTACTGGCTGATGAATTGATCGTATAGCTGCTACCTGTTGATACCAGCTGCACCTTGACAGTCACAGATGATGTGTTGTTCGCAATTGACTGACTGCTAACAGTCCATACCAGTTTCAGCTGATAACCTGTCCTGATCGCTTTTGTGTATGTTCCTGATGATGCCATAATAGCCCCCTGTCATTTAACTGCTTTCAGTGCCTGAGTTTAGTTTTTTGAATGATAGATTGCCATTGTTTCTTGGTATGAAAGCAAATTCCCCAAGTTGTAACGAATTTATAAACTGACCATCAGTTACATGCAGCTTGTTATTGCTGAAGTATGCCACTTCTGCACCACCTTGAAGGAATGATATCCTGTCGTTACTGATTTGCAATTCCAGTTCATTTCCTACTTCACCGAGCAGGATCGAGCCATCAACGAATCTGATGTACTTTCGGATCAGTTCAAATTCTGCATCAGTGCCCGCTGTCAAGTCTTCAAGCGATGCATTGAACTCAGTGAACTGCATTTCAAACCCTTCTGCGGTCTGTTCAAGGCTGCTTGATACTTCAGATACAAGCCTGTCGGTTTCATCCTTCAGATACACCCTTTCGGATACAGACTGCATGATGTTGTCTTCTGCCTGCTGCACAAATGATTGTATGTTTCTTTCAAGGTCATAGACTGTATTGACAAGCTTTTCAGCCGTTTTTTCTGTTTGATTGATTAATTCCTTCTGCTTGCCCGAAAAGTCGCTGAAATGAGCCGTCAAGACCTCACGAACACCGCCAAGCACAAGCTTGTTTGCTGCTGGATTCAGAAAGCTTATTGACAGCTTATTCACAAGAAAAAGCTGATCAATTTCATGTGGTTTTGAGATCACATTGACATATGTCCCGATGTGGAAGCTGTTATATTCATATCCAGCCGCTGAAAGATCGGCGGCTGATAGTTCTATCCTGTTCGGCAGTTTCCCCGCCTGTGTGATCCATTCTGTGCCTTTCGTCAGCAGGTTCGCTGCCAGCGTCACATCATCCCATTTCTGAACCTTGGCGATTCTTCCATATAGTGCTATCGCATCTGTGTTTTCGATATAGTCAAGCCCGTTGTTGACTTCCTCGACCGTCAGCCCTTCACTGCCGACAGGTATCACCACTGTGGCAATGTCTGCCCCATTGACAAGCTGTTTCAGATCGATCAGATTCAGCCCGAACTGTACAGGCTGATTCCCTTTAACATTGAAGTCTTTCAGATAGTCGATATAGTTTCCATCCGCTTCATGTCTTACCCATATATAGCCACCCAGCGGATCGATCAATTTCTTCTGTATGATATCCCAGCTTGGCAGATAATCTGCTTCTGATCTGACTATATAATCATTCGGATCAGTCACAGTGACAGTGCCTAATAAAAACTGCTTTGCTGCATCTACTTGTGCATTATGTGTTGTGATGATCTGCTGCAATAGTTCTGTGATGCTGCCCTGAAATTCAAATGGTCTTTGAATGGAATCTAATCGAGTAGGGGCTAACAAGTAGCCCCTCTCACACCACCGTACGTGCCGTTCGGCATACAGCGGTTCAATTCAAATAATAATCCAAACAACTTAGAAGTCCTCGTCTCGCGAGGATTTCTTTGTTAATACAACGACGCAATCCTGTCGTCTTTGCTACCGCTTGATAGTGGTCGCCAAAACCTGCGGACTGCTTCGCCATCCATACAGGTGCTCCGAGTTTTCGAAGTCCCCATATGCGTTTCTCTCTAGTCTTCCACTGCTTCCATACTACAATTCTCATCCGTGTCCGTAAGTGTTCATCTATTTCCCTTAGGCGTTCCTTCATGTTACCTATTCTGAAATAGTTTATCCACCCACGAATTACTTGGTTTATCCGCATGATTCGATAGTCCATTGTTACGGACCAGCTTCGCTTGGTCAACTGTTTCAGTTTCCTTTTGAACCTCTCAATTGAATCTTTGTGCGGTTTGGCTTTCCACTGTCCGTCTTTGTTATCCTTCCAAAATCCGAAGCCCAAGTACTTGAGTTTAGTTGGCTTTGTAACCTTTGATTTGGTCATGTTTACCTTTAACCCTAGCTTCTTCTCTATCCACTTTGTTACTGTTGCCATTACTCTATTGGCAGCTGCACTGCTTCCGACTGTAATTACACAGTCATCTGCATATCTTACAAAATGAAGTCTTCTTGCTTCGAGTTCCTTATCCAGTTCGTTAAGCATTATGTTGCTTAGCAATGGTGAAAGGTTTCCGCCCTGTGGTGTTCCCTTGGATGTTGCCTCATATTTTCCCTTTATCATCACCCCTGCATTAAGGTATTTTCTTATGAGAGATTCTGTGTCCGGGTCATTTATGAGGTTGTGCACCAAGGTCATGAGTTTGTCTTGTGGCACGTTGTCGAAGAACTTCTCAAGGTCGATATCAACTATGTAGGTATATCCATCATTGAAATATCCAAGCAATTTGATAATTGCCTGCTCGGCTCTGCGGTTTGGTCTGAATCCATAGCTATACTCACTGAAGTGTGGTTCTGCTATTGGAGTCAGTACCTGCGCTATTGCCTGTTCAATGACTCTATCTACTACTGTTGGGATTCCAAGATTTCGTACTCCTCCATTTGACTTTGGTATTTCTACTCTTCTTACCGGCTTGGGTTTGTACTTTCTTTCTCGAATCTTATCTCTGATATCTACCCAATTTTCTCTGAGATATTGGTCTATTTCATCGACAGTTATTCCATCAATTCCACCAGCACCTTTGTTCGCCTTCACTTTGTCTAATGCGGCGAACATATTATCTCTGCTGAGTATCTTCTCTAGTATTGCAGACATTTGGATTGTCTCCTTTCTTCGTTATGCTTCGCATCCTCTTTACTCCTACCTCCTTATGGAAGCTTCGCTCCGTTACGTCTTCGCTACTATCTTCCTCGTCGGATATGGATGCGTACTTTTGCGAGTCCATTTGACTCTTG